CATCAATCCATGAGCCAGCCTTCTTAAAAGCCTGTGCACCACCTGGCGTATAAACTGTATTTGGAACTTTGACACCTGCTTGATCTGCACACCACATCACAAAACTTCCACACCAAGGCTGGAAATTTGCCTTGGTGAATGCTCCGTACTTCGTTTCGTTATCTTTTGGACCTTCTATAGTTCCAATTTCTTTAGTAGCAACTTCAATAAGTTTTGCTGCTGTTCCCATTTCTGCCATTAGTCTTTATCCCAACTTTCATCTACTGGTTGTTCTTTTGGCATTTCGCCAGGATTTTTGGCTTCAAGTCTTGCTCTTATTTCATCAAGTTCAGCGTCAAGTTTATCTTCTGCCATTCTAATTTCAGATTCAAGTTTCTTATCTGCTTGTGTATTTTTTGCATCCATTTCTTTATTATCAAGTTGTGCTTTCATAACATCCTTGGCACCAGATTGACCAATAAGAAGTCCTGCCAATGTTCCTGTAATAAATGTTGCTACAGATCCAAGCACATTAAAAAACATTTTATCATTTTCAGACTGTGCGCCAATTGGCTGGGTAACAAAAAGAAGACCATATAAAATTCCTATTGCAGTAAAAAATAAAATAGAACCTAATGTAATACCCAAAATAAATTTTAATCTAGCATCTAGATCTTGTGGTGTTAATCTTTCTTTAGCCATTATTTATTTTCCCCCGTTTTTTTATTTTTTAAATTAGAATTTAAATCTGTTGGACATGTATTACTTGTAGTACAAAGTGGTGGTTTGCAATCTTCAGATTCCCAATTTGCTGGATCTTGACAAGGATAACGATATGAACCATCGTAATTGCACCCAGCAAGTAGTGTAGCAAGCAAAAATACCCCTAATATTCTTAGCATACCCACCATTATACCAGCTATTCGTCTTTACGAAGGGGTATGGTAGCAAGCCAAATAACTAAGGCAATTACAGTAAAAAGACCAGTTATTTGCTGTGCTGAACCAGTCATTGTAAGCCATGCAATAAAAAATCCAAGGATGGTAAATATTTGAGCAATGCTCTCTTTTACTACCTCCCAGGCATAATTAAGTATTGCTTTTGCTATTTTCATTATTTCCTCCTTGTCATTGATGCAGCAATAATATTAGATGCAATAATTACGGGAACTACAATTTCTTGTATTTTTTCTCTTTGATCATCTGTCATATCTTTACCCCACTCAGTTGGACTTGTAATAGTTTTTAAATCTATGTCAGAAAATACTGCTGTCAGTGCACCAACAGGATCTTCCAATAGCTTTTCTGCCTGCACTTCAGCAATAGCATCTGCTACCGTATATGGCATTGGTGCATCTTTATTTTCTTCTGCTCTTGCAGCAAACTCAACAACTGCCTGTTTAACATTTTCATTAGTATCAAATAATTTTGCTAAAAGTTTTGCGTCATTAGCACTAATAACAGCATTTAATTTTTTCAAATCTTCTTCAGATATTGCATCTGATATGTTAGTATTGTTTAATGGGTTTTTATCAAAATTTTGATCAGGATTTACAGATGGTTGATCAGTTTGGTCTTGATTTGTATCCGTTGGCTGAGATGAAGGCTCTGAAGAAGGCTCAGGATCTGGAGTTGCCGAAGGTGTTGTTTCGGGTTCTGGAGAAGGATTGGTATCGTCTGGTTGAGTTTGTCCATCAGTATCGTCTGGAAATCTTGGATCTTCAGGAGTAACTGTTTCTGGTTCAACTACAACTGTATCTGGATTTGTAGTTGGTTCTGGTGTTGGTTCAATAGTTGGTTCTGGTGTTGGCTCAACAATTTCACTATTTGTAGCATTTGCAGCAGCAATAATTAAATTATTAATTGATGCAATATCATTTGCCATTGTAATATTTTGTGTATTTTGTGCCTGTTGTTGCTCTGGAGTTAATGATGGCTGTATTATAGATCCAGAAATTGGTTCTGCTTGTAATGTTGGTGTTGGTGATCCAGCTTGTATTTGTGTTGCTCCCCACGCTTCAAGAGAAACTATATTTCCATTATGAAGTCTTACACCAGTTCTAAGATTAGGATATTCTGGTCCTTGATAACTATAGGCTACTGATATACCGCCAGTATTTGTAATAGCAACAATAATATTAATATTACTTGGAGTAGGTGTGCTCCATTGCCCAAACGGAATAACCTGAAGACCTAATTGAAAACCACCTTCAGAATAAGATATATTTAATGTATCAGGTGCGTTATACCACCCAGAAACCCAATCCATAGAATATAAAGAAATAGATGGGGTAGATGGATAATCCCAGTATGTTCCATCTGGTCTTCCAAATGTAATTACTGAGTTTGTTGTAGCATAAATATTAGAATATTGAACACCATCAAATGTTATTGTAGTTGCTATTGGAATTTGATAAGATACGTCATCTCCGCCACAAGTATCCATTGTATGTACCGTTGGAACTGTATCGCCTTCATAGGCTGCTGCTATGGCTTGTGACTGAATAGTATTTACACAGGTAGCATATGCATCATTTGGTAAACCAAACATACCAATAAATATAATTCCCACCACTGCAATTATGCGAAGGAATTTATTTATTTTATGCTCCTTATTTAATTATTTATATAAACATATTATAGCATTTATTACAAACAAAAAAAGGCGTAGAAATTAATCTACGCCTTTAATGTTAAGTTTTAATTACTTAAGTGTGGCAACCTTAGCCTTTGGATTAGCCTTGTTCCACTTTACAGCAAGTGCATTAAATGCATCTTTAATTGCCTTAACAGCAGCATCATTATCAGCCTTTAGTTTTGCAAGAGCAGCATCAGATGCAGTCTTTGCATCAGCAAGAGCCTTATCTGAAACAACCTTTGCATCAGCAAGAGCCTTTGCAGAAGCAGCCTTCTCAGCAGCAACTGCATCTGCTACAGCCTTATCAGCAGCAGCCTTTGCAGCAAGTGCATCAGTAGCAGCCTTTGCTGCAGCAGCAGCCGAAGCAGCTTTCTCGGCAGCAAGTGCTGTGTTAGCAGCAGCAAGAGCAGCAGAAAGATCAGAAACTGCTAAAAGAGCAGAATCTGCTGTCTTAGCAACAGCAAGTGTTGGAACTGCAGTTGGAGCAGTAATTGATGCACCAACAGCAACATTTCCAGCAGTTGCAGGAAGTGTAATTGCAGATGTATATTTTCCAACTACAAGTGCATCTGCTACTGCAGTTGCTGCAGTTGCATTAATTGCAGTAAATGTTGGAGCAGTTGCTACACCATTACCAAAAATATCTGTAACAGTTGCGGTTGCAGTTGATGTACCAGAAATATTTCCAGATGTTGGAAGAGATAGTGATACATTATATGCAGGACCTGCAATACCCTTAATGTAAGTTGTTGTTGATGCACCAAGAATTGATGCAGTAACAGCAGATGCAGATGTACTTGTTGTAAATACATATACGACTGCAGTTGTTCCTGATGGAGTTACTGTTAATGATGTTACTCCAGATGCAGATGTAACTGCAGCATTAACTGCTGAAACAATTCGTGCATTTCCAGAAACAGTAAATGTTACTGGATTACCAGCAACTACTGTTGAAGTAAATGTAAGAACTTCTGACGTAAGAGTAGCGGTATCGCTAACAACATTGTCATAAGGAACATATACTGTAAACGGAGCAAGTGCGGTACCAGATCCAGCAACTGATGTTGTAACTGCTGTTGAAATAGTATTGGCACTTGCAGGTGTCACTACGAGTGTACCCAATCCCAAGGCTGCAACCGTGGCAAGGGCGATCTTCTTAAATGAATTCATTTATTCTCCTTGTATAATTCATTGTATTTTTTTAAATTAATTTATATTCCCCAAGGTATTCTTGAACATCGTCAGGAATTTCCTTAGAATCCAATTCTACCATACCCCTTTGTTTTTCCGCAAGTTGAGAGGCAGAACTCCAAGTATGAACATCAATTTCTATATTAGAGTCCCTACTTGTATGTGATATTGCTCCGAATACCGCCCCACAAACGGCATCGGCCAAATCCTTTGATTTTTTGCGTGGATGATCAACACGATTATTTTTCATAATCTTAAGCTCACTCATTTCATCAAGCAATAAAGGAATCATAGGCATTGCAATTCTTTCTTCATAAATCATCATAGCTAAATCTTCATAGTGTTTTTTAGCAACAGAAACAGTATCAGTTCTCATTCCCACTGCTGTTAATTCTTGTTGAATATCAAATGATTGCCATCTATCAAATGTAACCATTCCTATATTAAAACCTTCCCTACGAAGATTTTGTATCCATTTTTTAACTTCAGATAAATCTACTGGACCTTCTACTTTTGGCTCCCACCATGCTACTGCATCAACTAATCCAATTGGAGCTACCTGTTCGTAATCTTTAATTACCTGAATATTAACCCATCGTTCAACATGTGCAATTGCAACAGCACACTTATCATGTTTTTGTGCAAGGTCAGCATGTACATAATATATTTTATCAGGATCTGGTTTAAAATTTGATTCAAATCTTCTGTGACTATCAATAGGATTTCTTAATGTCATACATTTTTCTAATTTATCTTTTTGTTTAAAAAATGCATCAGATGAATATGTTGGGGTGCATAAAAATCTCATCATTGCATCTCCCATATCAGTTAAAAATGCAATCTTAAAATCATCTATCTTTCTAGTAGGATTTACTTCCCAAGTAGGTCTTTTAAGGGCAAACATTCTAGGGTATTTATAAGACTTAATATGATCTTCTTCCCAGACAATTTCAAACTCATTATCTGGTCCTTCTGGTAATTCTTCATTAATAATAAATTTATGTCTACGTTCTACCACATCTTTTTCCATAATTACATCTTCATACCGTTTTGAAATAAAATCGCCATTATAACGTGGAAATGAAAGAAGAACTACTTTACCAAGATCAGGAAAACGA